AAAAAACATGATTACAAGAAGCATTGAAAAAGTAACAGCAAAGATTACAGACGAAAATGGACAGTCTGTAGAAAAAACCTACTACGGTGCAAACGTAACAGCTACAAAGATTAAAAAATCTTATGAAGCTGAGACAGGAGTAAAAGTTGTAAAAGTGTCTATGGACACAGAGGTTGTAAAAGCATACATGACAGAAGCCGAATTTGTATACCACGGAAAAGTAGAGTAAGAACCAAACATGGCGCAATCCGAAACAACTCCCAGCTGTGGGTAAAACAGCTTAAAAGAAAAAAAGGAGAAAAAACATCATGAAAATTATTAAAACAAACATTCAGGAAAACGAGTATACAATGGAATTAATGTTCGCAATGTTCGAAGATGAAAACAGAATTCGTCTTTCCGACACCGCAGGAACAACTGTAGAGTTCGATCACTATGCTATTGTAGAGGATGAAAATTCAAAGGGTAAAGTAGTGAAAACTCTGTCAATCGAGGAAGCGGAAACACACAACGTTTACGTGACAACCTCAACCTCATTCATTCAGGCTTTTGAGCGTATTATCACAATGGCGGAAAAATGCGGCGAGGACTTCCGAAAAGTATCTGTATCTTTCAAGAAATCTCAGCGTGGAAGAAACTTTCTTGTTGCAGGATATGTAAAATGAAAAAACCTGAACTGTACGACAGTAACGGTTATGTGAATATAAAGGGTATCTTGGAAACAGGATGCCCTTTCGTATTTATATGGGGCGGTAGAGGAACAGGGAAAACGTATGGTATTTTGAAACACGCTGTAGAAAACAATAAAAAATTCATTTACCTTCGAACCCGTCAAACTCAAATAGATATGATACGCACGCCGCAATTTAATCCATTTAAACAATACAATACAGACTGTAACAGACGTATTACACCGTCACCAATTAATAAAATGTATTCCGGTTTTTACGACACAAGTTTTGATGAAAAAACGAAAAAATACACAAACACAGGTGAACCACTAGGCTACTCAGCGGCACTTGGTACGATATCTAATTTACGAGGTTTTGGGGCGGCGGACGTTGAATTGATGTTTTATGATGAATTTATTCCGGAAAAGACAGAACCACAGTTGAAAAACGCTACGATAGCCCTCTTAAATGGTTATGAAACCATAAACCGAAACAGAGAACTCACAGGAGATAAGCCTTTACAGCTCATATGCGCATCCAACAGCGAAAATGCAAACTGTGATATATTTGCAAAATTAGGCTTAATCCGCAAAGTCACTGATATGCACAAAACAGGGCAAGAATTTAGTTATCTGCCTGATAGGGGTATTATCCTTATTAATCTCGTCAACTCTCCGATTTCGCAAGCAAAATCTGAGACAGCTGTGTACAGAATGGTTGGGAAAGATAGCGATTTTTATAAGATGTCGATACAGAACGATTTTTACGCTGAGGACTATTCGGACATTAAATCCGAGCCAATAAATGAGTACGTCCCCATTGTAACAGTTGGAGAAATAACCATATACACACACAAAAGCAAGGAAAAACTGTATATTACACAACACTTACAAGGCTCACCCCAGATTAAGTATTCCACTTCAACAAGAGACCTGACAGCTTTCCGGCATAAGTTTATATGGGTCTGGGAGATGTACTTAGACGGGCTAGTTAGTTTTTCTGACATAGAATCAAAATATCTACTTGACAACTATTTCAAGATGTGATAGGATGTAATTGTAGGGGAAGTGGTACAAAACCAACGGGCGGAACCCGTGTACATGAGCTTGGTTGGCTCTCAGCACTCCCCCTCAATTCAAAAGAGGGGGTGACAATATGGAATGGATTCAGGCAATAACTCAGTTATTCAGCTCACTAGGCGTGCCAGTAGCTTGCCTTGCAGTAACCTTTTATTTATGGTACAGGGAGACTGAAAATCATAAAGAAGAGATACAAAACCTCACAGAAGTTTTAAACAATAATACAATGGCAATTCAGAAACTTGCAGACAAACTGGACGAAAAGGAGTGATACAATGCCATTAGGTGCTAAAATACTACTAGACCCCGATATTGAAGAACAGTACGGAATGATTGACATTATTCCAGATTGCGGCGTATATGGCGAATATAAAATAAATACAAAAAGTTCCCCTCTAATGTTGCGTGATAAACCAAATACAAACGCAGATATAATCGTGGAAATGCCAAAGGGACGTACAATCTTCTGTTACGGGTTTACAGATATAACCATGGAATGGTATCTATGTGAATACTCAGACAGCGGAAAGATTTACGCAGGTTTTTGTAATAAAAAATATTTAATAAAAAAGGAGTGATATTACATGAAAATCGAAGATATCATAGCCCTCGCAGGAGCAGGCTTCAGTAAACAGGACATTATTAAGATTGCGGGTACGGTATCAACTCCGTCTCCAACTCCGTCTCCAACTCCGGCTCCGGCTCCGGCTCCGGCTCCGATTCAGACACCAACACCGGCACCAGCACCGGCATCAGCACCGGTTCCGGCACAGGATGTTTTCAATCAGCGTATAAGTGTTCTGGATAATAGGTTAGATGAGATTACTAAATTGATTCAGGTTGGTAACCTGAGCAATTCCCAGATTCCAGAACCGCCAACAACAGAAGATATGTTAGCTTCAATTATTAACCCACCAGTAAAGGAGTGATATTATGGGTACGGCTATTAAATTAACACCCGGCGAACATAACGTAGCGAATTTTAATTCAGCTGCCGTTCTGAATGAAATTGTAAATCAGGCAACAGGGAAAAAAACAGTTAGTACGATTGCAACAAGTGATTTCACTTCGGTTGCCACCACGGCACTAGGGTTAGGAATTGACCCATTGTTAAACGCAATTTCTCAGGTTCTCAGCAGAACTATTTTTTCTATCAGACCTTATTCCAGAAAGTTTAGGGGCTTATATCAGGACAACATGATGTTTGGAAACCATGTGAGGAAACTCAATATTGCGGATTCTGACTGGGATAAGGATGACCGATACGACTTAACAGACGGGAAAAGTGTGGATGATCAAGTAGTTGCTATTCCGGAAGTTCTTCAGACGAATTTTTATGGACAGAATGTATATCAGAGACAGGTTACACTATTTAGAGACCAGTTAAACGTTGCTTTACAGAATGAACAGGAATTTCAGAGGTTTGTCACTATGATTATGACAAACGCATCTGATTTAATCGAACAGGCGCATGAAGCAACAGCAAGAATGACGCTCGCCAACTTTATTGGTGGTAAAGTGAAAGGTGACATCGCAAATGTTATTCATCTTGTGACAAAATATAACGATGTCGCCGGAACCACTCTTACAGCTGACACGGTAAAACAGCCAGAAAACTTTGTACCGTTCATGAAGTGGGCGACGGGGTATATTAAAACAGTATCCGATTGGATGACTGAAAGAACACAGAAGTTCCATATAAATGTTACAGGAAAAGAAATTTCCAGACATACACCGTACAACAAGCAAAAACTGTATCTATATTCTGAAGAGCTTAATAATATTGATGCCAGTGTTATGACATCTATCTTTAACGACAGCTACTTGAAAATGGCAGACCATGAGAAAGTAGGTTTCTGGCAGAATATTGACAGCCCAGACGGCATTAATGTAAAAGCGTCATACATGGACAAAACGGGAAGCGTTATTTCCGACACCGAGGGCACAGCTACTTCTAACATTTTTGGCGTGTTATTCGACGAGGAAGCAGTTGGCATTACAACTTATGGAGAATGGTCTGCACCGTCACCGTTTAATGCGAGAGGTGGATACAGTAACATTTTCTGGCATTTCAATGACAGATACTATAATGATTTCACAGAGAACGGGGTTGTTTTCTTACTCAATTAATTTAATGAGAGGTTGACAGTATGAGAATACATTTTTATAATGTGGGAAAAAGGAAAAATTCAACGTGGGTTCCACCTGAATCTTCTGCTGTCGTGACTAGGACTGGGGCTTTGCGGAGCCCCTCTTCTATTTCAAGTCCAACGATTAGTGTACAGTATAACGATACCTCCGGGAATCCGGCTAGTTTGAATTACTGTTATATAGAGGAGTTTAACCGATATTATTTTGTGAATGACTGGACATTTGAAGAAGGTGTGTGGGTATGCTCGTTGGAGTGTGATGTAATGGCTAGTTTTAAGAGTGAGATTGGCGAGAAAAATTACTATATCATTAGAACTAGCACCGCGTTCAATGGTGAAATCGCTGACGGGCTTTATCCCACAGAATCTTCTCCTATACGATATATCAATAAATCAGATAGTGTTCTGTTCCCTGCAATGGATAACTTTGGAAAAGGCACGTTTGTTATAGGAATAGTCGGGCAAGGTGGAGTGTCAGATTATTTCGCTTTTGATTACACAAGTTTTGTGGCGTTTTCAAAAAATGTTTTTTCAAGTATGGACTGGCTCAACAGTGGCAGTTTGGAATCGCTTGGAGAAGATATTGCCAAACTTGTATTCAACCCGTCACAATATATAGCATCTGTAGTTTGGTTTCCGTTTAATATACTAGAGGATATCATTGTGACGCATAAAAAGATATCCTTCGGCTGGTGGGAAGTAAATGTTTTCGCTGAACAGCTAGGAAATAACAATTCAATTCTTAAAACAACTACAATAAAGGCACCAAAACACCCGCAGCAGACAAGAGGGAATTACCTGAACTGTTTTCCATATCGTAGAAGTAAAATACACATTCAGGGGTTTGGAACGGGGGATTTAAACAGTTCTAAAATAAAATCTGATACGGTAACAGTTAAAGTTGTTATTGACATTAGAACAGGCGTTGCAAGTGCGTATGTGGAGGATACAGATAGTGGATATTTACTGTTAAACACTGAGGGAAAAGTGGGATTCTCATTAGCAATCGGGGATATAAGAAACGATTTTGTGGGTGCAATCGGTTCAGCAGTTGCGGGTGTTGCATCTATAGCAACTGGTAACATGATTGGGGCTGGGGCTTCCCTGCTAAACATGGGTCTACAAATGACCCAGAGTGATGTCTCAATGTTTTCAAGAGCTGATTCTACTTCAAATCTGCGATATGGGACGTACTTATTCACTGATTGTTTTCAAATAGCAGACGAAGATAACGCAGATAATGGTAGACCGTATATGCGTAACGGTACTCCTTCAACAATGGGGGAAGGCTACTATATGGTTGAAAATGGCAATGTGAATATAGTTGGTGCATATTATGAGGAAATAAGCATGATTAAAAAATATCTGGAAGGAGGGTTCTACTACGCATGATTAGACGGTATGATAATAGTGCGCTTTTGATAGGACTGAAAAAGGGGGGTTCCGGCGGGGGTGGCGGTGAGATTCCGTTACCGTCTGGTAAATGGAATGTACTTGTCACTGATACCGTGAATGGATATTTTACCAGAGACAAAATGCAACAAAATGCTGCCAATATTAACAATTATTTTAAGGAGAGAGGTTGGTCTCCAACCGCTCGAATGGCGTTGTTGGGAAACATGGAAAAGGAAAGTACCATGAATCCGGGTCTAATTGAAGTAGGCGGTGGCACAACGTCAGACGGTCCGGGCAGAGGACTTGTACAGTGGACACCGGGAACAAAATTACTGTCGGTTCTTGATATTCTATACGGAAAACATGATGACTGGTGGGACGGTGGAAAACAGTGTGCTGTTTTATTCGCTGAATATCAGGAGAGTGTTGGAGACGCCGACAGGGGTATTGAGCCGGAATGGTATCCGACTTCAAGTTACAATATGACATGGCGTGAGTGGGCTACTGGGAACTATGACCTGAAAACGCTTACTAATGCGTTTATGTATAATTATTTGAGACCGGCAAGTCTGAATCAGCCGGATAGATACACTTACGCGCAATACTGGAGTTCAATATTTATAAAGGGGTGATATGATGCCATACAGTTATGAAATGATAAACTTGTTTAATTCCTCTTACAGCCCGTCAACTCTTCATACGAAAAACACACAGATGTTTACATTTTTCAAAAAATATCTACTTGAAAAAGTTATGTCTGTATTTGAGTTTGAATTGCCTGAAACGTGGGATAAAAATTATTTTTTGTATTCACTGTTTTTAAATGGCTACCTAGCAGTTGTAAATACAGATAAATTCGGTGTTATATGTCAGCATTGTGGATTGAGGGGATATAATATCTATTACAATCCCACGCATGCTGTAATTGTAAATCCTTTATTGACGGGAATTTTAGAACCTAAAATTAACGCTCAATGTTCCATTATCAGATTACAGCCGGATTACAGCGGCATTTCTGATATCGTAAATTACTATGCCGATAATATGGCTATGACTGCAGAAACGTGCGAAATGAACATCATGAACAGTAAACTTTCATTTCTATTTGCGGTAAGAGGGAAAAGTCAAGCTGAATCAATGAAGAAAATTCTTGACAAGGTAATGAGAGGGGAACTTGGGGTTTTCTATGATGAAAAACTGAAAATGGGAAATGATAATATTCCAATAGATTTTTTCAACAACGACTTGAAAAAGAATTTTATTGCACCTGAATTGCAAGACACGTTGAGACGGTGGGAAGAAATGTTCTGTAATGAAGTTGGTATACCAAACGTGCGAAGCGACAAGAAAGAGCGTATGATTGTAGATGAAGTGAACAGCAATAATATTGAGTGCTTCACAAAGGCAGAGTTATGGCTTGAAACATTAAGAGAGGGAATTAACCAAACAAACACAATGTTCAATCTTAATCTTAACGTTAAATTACGCCACAATGAGGGGGGTGGAAATAGTGCCGGGAGAACTTTATTTACGGGGGCTACTAGCATGGAATGAAAATCTGCTGAAAGATAATTTCATAAGTCATTTACCAGTCAATATGATAAATGACATTGGAAATGATAATATTCAGAATTATGTCCTTTTAAAATGTGCTGAGTTAGAAGTTTTAATACCCTCGCCAACTGAAATGGCTTTAGCTCTAAACTCATGGGCTTCTATAAATGAACGGCTATTCTCAATTATCTATGATATAGAACTTACCATTTCTACAACAGAGGGAGTGAAAACAGAAACAATTACAAGAGACAGAGAAGGGAAATCTACAACGGAAGATAACGAAAATTTAACCCAGAAAAGTAATAGCGGAACAAGCGGTTCCGATTCGACAACTGAAAAAGTTGCAGGATTCAATTCCACGTCACTTGTGGATAAAGGAAGCACAACAATTACTTATGGGGGAAAAGCTAGCTATGATGAGACAAACAACAACGCAAAAAATTCTAAAAATGAAACGACAGAAACGGAAAAAGAAACAAAGTCAACGGGAATGTCGGAACTTGAGGTGCTGGATTTCAAGCTTGAAAAATCTATGAGTGCGTTGAGTAAAATCACTGAAATGTTTAAAGAAGAGTTTTTCCTAATAGTATATTAGAGGGGGTAAGAAAATGTTTAAATTTCCTTTTACAAATTTTCATGAAATGAATCTGACATGGATTATTGAGACGTTAAAAGAGAATACTGATTTCACTAAAAAAGTATATGAAGAGGTGAAACAGTTAAATGCCACTATTGAGAAAAAGGTAGAAGAAGTTGTTAATAACATGTCGGAAAGTGGCGCTTTTGACAATATTATTTCCAGCATGCTGGACGGTAAGGTTGAAGAAATCAAAAACATTGCAAATAATGCTCTGTCAACCGCCAATGGTATTGATAGTAAGTATGAGTATCTAAGTTCCATGCGGAACAAGAAGATTCTAATTGTAGGCGACAGTAACAGTGATGAAAACTACAATGCGGGGAATATCAACGTTCACTGGACGCAGTCTCTCAAGTCCATGCTGTCGAATGTTGAAAACGTAACGATTACTAATAAGAGTGCGGCAGGAAAACGCATTGACTGGGCTAAGACTGTTATCGCCGAAGAAAATGCCGCGAGTAGGTATTACGACATTATCGTGATTATGTTAGGAACTAATAACTATGGACATGCTACACCAATTGAAACATTTAGAGAAGAACTGACGGCTATTCCAATTACACCACAGATTATTAACGGTGCTCATGTTATCATTGTGTCGCCACCGAAAAGGAGTATGTTTGCTTCTTCTGAAACACCACACGTTCCACTTGTGGCGTATATGAGAGCACTGTATGCATACGCGGAAAAGATTGGTGCACAATTTGTGGATTGCTGGGGGAAACAACCTTTAGTGAACACCAGTGATGCTAATACCTTGACCAAATGGTATTATGACAAACAGTTGCATTTCAATGATGCATATGCTCCAATATTTGCTCAGTGGATTCTGTGGTATATGATAACTGGTAGGAGTGATACTATCGGTGATTATTACGAGACAATACCGGGCAGATATCTGAAGCAGTTCTTTACAAACACCAATAACTTTGAAATTAATGAGAACGGGTCTTTCGTTAGAGTTGGTACACGGTCTATTACTTATAATATTATTGGTAGCCTGAAAACATATGGTTCTAATAATAGCGGTCTGCAGCCACTAGCTACATTACCTGAATGGATGAGAGAACATACAAGTATGGCTTATCTGAATTGCCATAGTAGTACAATTACAAGAGGTGACAGTGTTGCAACTCAGACGGCGGAAATTGTAAATAGTGACGGTAAACTATATGTTACTGTGGACGGGCTGAATACGAGTGGAACTTTATACAGGATTCATGGCACACTACATCCGATGATTAATACAGATAACATAATTCCAGATTATCCGAAGTAAGCTAAAATCGAACAAATGTTTGTTTTCCCCCGGCGAACAACCGGGGGCTTTTTTGTGTTTCTCGGGCGGACAGTTATATTGCAATGTCCGCGTGGGGGAGACAAATGTCCGCCCACCACGGACTTGAAT